CAAAAGATATAAGTGGCATACAGAAACTAATATATGGCACTATCCTATGGAAGTCTATATCAACAAAGGGAAAAAAGTATTAGATATATGAGCTTTAACAAAACAACACTTATCTTACACTCTTTGATTTTTGAGAAAGGAAGTCTTAACTTGTTAAAGAAAGTAGGTCTACATAATATATATCTAGACGACCATGGTTCGAGAAAGAAATACAAAAACTGTATCTTCTTTTTGTTTAAGATTAATGTAGACTTTGTTATTAAGTCTGATAAGCATGGCCTTAGTATAATGGCTTTCTTAGATAGTATGGCTAGCTTTAGTTCCTATCACGATTATTACGAGACAGAAGATGGCTGGATGTTTGTATTTAGATACAATACAGTTTTTAAGCCTGATATAAAGGCTTTCAGAGAGAGTAAGTTCTCAGAGCTTTCAACTGTGTTTAAAGAAGCAGTTTGCCCAAACGCAGAGGAGATATTAAAAGAATCTCCTATAGTGAACTTAGAGGAAGAGATTTATAGATACAATAAAAAGGGGAGTTTTTAACTCTCCTTTTCTTCTTCTATAGTTTCTACGCTTTCTGCAATTGCTTGTTTGTGTATCTTGTGAGTGTCTATCTTCTCCAGAATCATAGTGAGAAGTTCGTTCTCAATCAATCCTGCTCTCTTTGCGTTTTTCAAAGCAGAGATAAGTTGGAAAAGAATGAATGGAGCACACACAGTTTCACTCAACCAAGATGTTCCGGGAAAACCTTTTTCTATCAAAAGCACTCCTGTAAGGATAAGAATCCAAACAAACAAAGTAGTTAAAACTTTAAGTGCTTTCTTGGTTTGGAAACCTTCTGTTTTTGCTCCAGCCCAAATTCCAAAGAAGCCATCAATCATAATCACGGCAACAACAGCTAGGTACTGTTCAGCATTATCTGCACCGAGTTTGAAAAAGTAAGTACCTATTAGTGCAAAGAATGTAGTAGCCATGTATAATAGTGAAGTAGTTTTCATTTTTAAATTAATAGTTTAGATTTGATCTTTTATTTGATTTATCAATCATGTTATGCAGTTATGTACATTATTCTAACTGTGCCTCCTATAGCGGTAAACTGCAATAAATTAGAGTTTACTGAAGGAAAAGTGATAGAGTTGTTACCAGTAAAAGTAACAGTATTCGTACCATCTTCAATTCTAAAAGTAGCTCCGCTTCCTAGTTCCCAAGTGATACTATGAAGCTGGTTAGGGTCAAAAGCTATACTAGCAGAGGATGTTAAACTAACAACCCCTAGTGTGTTATAATTAGAAGTACTACAACAAATTTGTTCGTATATTTGACGAAGCTTTTTATTAGTCTCATTAATCCCATCGGTGGGATTAGTCATTTTTCTATCTTGCATTTTATTTTAATTTTAAAGATCAACAATGTATTTAGGATTAGGAATATATTCAACATACTCAAATCCAACAGTGACATTAGGATATTCTTCTTTGAACTTTTGCCACTCTACATAGTCCCATTCTTCTTTAGATATAAACCATAAATCGTTTATATCTTGAACAGGATTAGGAGTAAGCGCAGAGTTAGAAGAAAGTAAAACTTCTTTTAGTTCTTCAGGCGTTAAAGTAGCCGGGAGTCTATATGCCATTATCATATTTTTATTAATTTATTTTTTACCAAGTCTTCTTACCAGTTTCTATACAAAAATCTTCAATAATATCATTCCAAACTGGTATCATTGTGTCACTTATTCCGCCCATTATATATGCAGTCATACATGTATTTGCAGAAAAGTTGACAAAACTTTCATATCCATAGTTGTTCATGTTGTTAAGATTCAATGCAAGAAATGGAATACTACCAAACCATCCATCAGGTTCATTTGTCCTTGTAGTAACTGTAGTAAATGTAAGGGCTGTGTTGTTATAATAAATTCTTCTACCACTAGTATTGGTTAATATAAACCAGTGGCCTTTACCACCATTTGTTCCTCCGCTTGTTGCAGATTCATAACCATATATTCTTGCATTAGGTGTAGGCTTTGTTCTTAACCAAAGGTTTCCATCCCACGCTGGAACTGTATTGTATGTACCAAAATCATCTCTACCACCAACTATTTGATCTTTCCAAACACAACCAACCATTGCATTTTGTAATGCTAGTTGTGAAGCATGGCCTGTTCTCGCATTTAAGTTAGTGTTAAAGTATCCATTAACACCGTTACCTTTTAATCCATATACTCCATCAATAGTAACTCCACCACCTATGCTTGCGTATCCTGGACCTACAGGAAAGAAACCGTCAAATTGTGTATTGAAGGTTGGATAAAAAGCATTGTAGCTGTATGCAGACAAAGATTGTCCCAGCATTGGATACATAGCTATTCTCTTTGTCCATATCTCATTATTACCAAAATTGCTATAAGCAGGGTCATTACCCTTCATTCTTATAAAAAGATTATCTATTGCTTGTTTGTCACTTAAACTCAAACCAACTGTAGGGATACTGTTTACAGCAGCAACGTAAGCTGCAGCATCAGCATCTGAAGGTACAAACGAACTCCAAATTTCATTTGTTCCCAAATAAATCTGATTTACTGTGTTAGATCCTAGCTTTACAGTAGTGAGGTTAGTACTATTTAGATCAATAGTAGGCATGTTAGATTATAAAGTAGATTGTTTTTGGGTCAGGAGTAATTGCAGCATACTCAGCTGCGGTCATAGCAACTAAGTTATTAATGTCATAAGTAACACCGTTATACTTAGATAGTGCATTTTTAATTACATAGTTAACGTGTCCTATTTTTGCAGGACCAGTATCGCCAAGGTTAATTTCATACTGGCGAAAGTTTTTTACATTTATTGGATTCATATTTTTAGTTGTTATTTTTATCTGCTTATCTCTTCCCAGTCTATAGAACCGTAAGCCCCTAAAGTTCCTCCTACAGCATCAATAGCCATTTCTAGTACAATCTCATAAGGTGTACCTGTTAAGCCATTTCTTTCAAGTTGATTAGCAAAAAGAGCTTCTTTAAGAATGTTAATTGATGGAGAACCTTGGTTAGATGAGTTAACAAACCCACTAGCCAATACCCTTCCACCACTTGAAGAAGTTGCTGTAATATTATATTCTACAGAAGAATCAGCTGCTACAGTTGCCCATGTTCCTCCACTAGTTGTAACACCACCATTTACTACTCTCCATTGGTAGTTTTTACCATTACCAAGACCTATTAGAGAAATAGCTGTTGCAATAACAATAGCATCTAGCCTTGTAGATTTAAGTCTTATTGCTACAATTGGATAATATGTACCTGCTACAGCAAAAGTTACTGGTGCAGTAATAGATGTGCCAGCAGATAGTTGTGCTCCTCTAAGTTCATATCCCCCTTCAGAGATAACTGTAGAGCAGATTTGTTTTAAAACAGAAGAACCGCTAGTACCGGCTGTGTTAAATATCTCATAGCGTATTGGTAGGGAAGCGGTTGTAATATAAGTACTAGCAAGCAAGTTAGCGTGATGAAAGGTGTGACAAATAATATACTGTCCGTTGATTATAAATCCCATACGAACAGAGCCTACGCCTAACCATTCAAAATCAGCCCATAGAATTTGAGCTTTAGTTAAATCAATAGTAAGTCCTGAAGGACCAGTACCATCTAGTTTATCTCCATTCCAGTTAGCTTGTAATACAGGAGTATTTACAACAGAACCTGTTACAGAAGATCTTTCAACAAATTGAACTGTGGTTCCTACTTGTTCTAGGTAGTAACCGTTATCAACTCCAAAATATCCAACACGTTGTGTAAGCCCCGCTTTAGCAGAAGCCATAACAAGTGTATTAAGTACTAAAAGCGATTTACCCGGCTGATAAGGAAATACTTTAATTGTCTCCCTTACTACTGAGGAACCAGAACTTGAAGTTACAGTTAGGTCCATAAGACCTTGAGCACTGTTGAATACTGCTGTACCCCCAGTAGCGGTAGCTGTAGACCAAAGTGCGTTATCGTCGAATCTGTGGCTTGAATCAAATAAAGTTAAAGGCTCACTAACACGAAGACGACCAAATGAATCTAACTGAGTACCTGGACGTAAAGCTACACCACTATTAATGTCATTGAGGTTGTTGTTGATACAACAAAGTTGGCCCTCTAGGGTTTCTATTTGTTTATTAGTTTGATTAATCCCGTCTGTGGGATTGGTCATCTTCTTATAATGCATAACTTTACGGATTAAAAACCCCGTCCTAATGGACCAATAGCCTCAAATATAAACTTTTTTAAAAATTTGTCAATAAAAAAATCCCACTGGTTAGGTGGGATTAAATGGAAATTAAAAACAAGTAACGGATTATGGAGAAATTATGGCGGTCTTTATAGGTTACTCAGCATCGTTTCTAAGAACTGTGAAGCCTTCTGTAGGCTCTAGAGGAAGCTCTCCTTTAGTAGCAATTCCTTCGTCCAACATTCTTTTTAGAATGTCTTGACTAGCTTGTACTGCAGGGAAGAACAACTCTTGATAGTCCTTAATGCTAAGTTGGTTTAGAGGAATCTCAAAGATAGATACAAGTCTTGCTAGAAATTCAAACTCTCTACCAGTTACTTTAATCTCTGCTTCGGGAGACCAGGATATTTTTTCTTGTTCCATAAATAAAATTTATTTGTCAGTTGCAAATATAGTACCCCGGTTTTATATTTGCAAGAATATTAATTTCATGGAAAATAAAAATTTGTTTTGGTATCACGAAGAGTTTGAACGAGACGTTGAAAAGCGCGTTCAACACGAAGATGAAATAGACTTCGTAACAGAGAAAGAAAAAACCCTAGTAGTTAAAGGAGCCTTTAACCTAGAACACATTGCTGCTTGCCGTATTGTTGAAGGTGGACACATTGAAATCTATCTAAACATTGCACACGATCAAATGATTCCTGACCCAAGCAAACCTAAGTACAAAATGATTGAAGGTCAAAAACAGATCATCGGCTTTGAGCAAAAGGTATTTGTTATGCCAATGGGTGTCAGTTTGACAGTTGCTGCAGATAAGGAACGCTTTTTGAAACTAACAGGAGGAGACAATGTTTAAGCCATTAGGAAACCGTATCTTGGTTAAGCCAAGTGAAAAAGAAGACATGGTTAACGGACTTTATATCCCGGACCAAATAAAAACCAATCCTCCACGAGGTATCGTTGAGGCAGTTGGTCCAGAGTGTAAAGACTTGAAACCAGGACTCTTTGTTTACTATAGCGAACATAGTGGTTCTCCTCTCAAACTAGATAGAGAAGAATATCTAATCATGAGAGAGACAGATATATTCGGAATCGAATAATCAGATTTTTTCTAAAAACCAAAAAGAAAAAGGAGCTTATTAGGCTCCTTTTTTTATTCTGATAATAATTTCTCTGTGACTAGTTTAAGCTTGAGACGTTCATATTCTATATTAATAGTCTCTGCTAGTTGCTCTTTAGTTGTATTTTTATAGTAACTAGGGTTATTAGCTTGGTCTATTTGAATTAGTCTAGTAGCAGCCAATAATAAATTAGTTTTATCTGAGTAAGATAAATGTGGTTTAGGGGTTTTCTTAAAAATATTCATTGGTTTATTGGTTTTTATTAAGTTATTGAGAGAACCCTAGGATTATCTATAGGGACATCTGTGAACATAACTGTAAGACCGTAAAGTTCGGTCCAAGTTTCTTTCATGTTCTTAGTATTGATTCCAATACTCTTTAGGATAGCATCGTAGTGCTCACGATTTAAAAGCAAGTGGGTTGGTTTTTTATGAACTAACTCGCCAAGCTCATTGACATAAGTTTCGTTTTCTATTTCCATACATTGTTCTACTATGTTAAACATACAATCTCTCCTCTACAGTCATTGATACTCCGTATTCTTTGTCATAAACAATAGCTTGTGCTGCTTTGATAGCATTTACAAAATTAGATTGGTTATGCCAGTTGTCTTCTTTTGACAGCGAAGGTAATTGTTTTATGCGAACTCCTTGTACTTCTTTTTCAAACACATGG